GTATCAGTACTTTCGTCACCTAGTGTTACATTTCCACCTACAGTAACATCTCCTGTAGCTGTAACGTTTCCAGTTACATCTAAATTGCCAGTAATATTAGTATTTGCTTGAATATCAACTTCACCTGTACCATTGGGTATAATGTCAATATTTGAATTCGATACAGTCGTAGAAATTACGTTAGTATCAAATCTTAAATCATCTATTTCAAAGGTTTTTAATGAAACAACTTTGTCTGTGCCAACAGTTGTAAGGTTTAGTACGTTATCAACAGTATGAATAGTATTACCAGAAATTCGTACATCTCCGATAAATGCTGTTCCTGTTGTTACTATGTCAGTTGATCTTGTAGTTCCGTTGATGTCTAGTGCGTATTGAGGACTAGCGGTTTTGATACCCACCCGAGCGTTATTAACGTCCAGATAAAGTAAATCCGTCTCAAATGCTAAATCCACACCGTTTCTGATGAGATTTGCCTTTAGTAGCGGACCTGATATACGACCTACAGCCACTATTTTCTCCTAATACGGGGATCCTGTCCCTCTAACCTAGATATCATTGCCGGTTAACCGCAGTATGTCCCATAATACATAAGAGGTCTCTCTCCTCTTATTGGTCTTGTACTATGACATTTGTATTTATCGTTTTTGGAAATTATGCGAGTGCAATGGTGTATATATTAACTAGTTCTTCCATGTACTGTTCAGTGATACCACCGCCTGCTCCTGCGATGTTGGCCCATTGACTACCATCCCAAGATTCCATATAAGCTAGGTCTGTATTAAAGCGTGTTTGCCCTAAAACACCAGCTGGACGTTGTGCAGTTGAACCTGCAGGAATAACTGTTCCATATACTGTATCAAAATGAACATACCCTTGATTACCTGTTTTAGAAAGTTTTATTGCTCCGCCTACTGTATTATGTATAGTGTTTGTGTCAAATTTAAAGTTAGCAATATTAACAGTTCCAGTTGCAGTTAAAGTAAAGTCAGCATTTGTTGTCGCAGAAGAGATAGTATTTCCATCTATTTCTACAGTATTTTGTGATATTAATTTATTAGTTTCTAATCCATTAGTTGTTAATGTTGTATTTGTAACCCCATTATTATAAAAACTGAAAGAATTATCAGCATTTGCTAATACATAAGTTTGTCTATCTTCACTCCATATACCTCTTAATGGTGTATATGCAGTTGAAAATAATTCAAAGAAATTAGTAGTTGTATTGTACCTAACATCACGATTTAAGTTAGTTCTTTGTGCTTCTGTACCATCTGGTACTCTTAAAGCCTGTACAGAACTTATTGTTAGATTTTCACTACCTGGCATAATTTTTAAATCCTGAGGAGTATTTGCTGTAGTAAACGATAATGTGTGAATATATGCTTGACCACTATTTGTTCCACCAGTATTATTTTTCCAAGCAGATGATACAATTTTAGTACCATCAATAGCACAACGACCATATTCAGCATCTGTTTCAGAATTAGGATTATTAATAGTATGAGCTAAAGCACCTGTACTAATATTATAAACATGAACTACACCTTCGTCGGTATTTGTTCCGTTATAATTATATGCACCCACAACCGCATAATCAGTTGATATATCTACCCTAAATCCAAACCATTCAGATTGATCAGTAGTTGGATTTGCTAACGTATGCAGTAAATTACCTGTGCTTACATCAAAAATATAAGCCGCTCCAGCTCTAAAATTTCCAGCCGCATTATATTCTTCAGCCGCGCCAACAATAGCATAATTACCTTTAATAGCAACTGAGCTACCAAATCTATCTAAATTAGTACCTCCAGAAAATGGATTAGGGTTATCAAGTGTATGAACTAAAGCACCTGTACTAACATTAAAAATATATGCTTTTCCTACATTATTTTCACTTGCTGAATCTTCACCTTGAGCACCTACAATAGCATAGTTGCCATCTATATCAACTGCACAACCAAACTCATCAAAATAACTTGTGTCATATGCATTAGGATTTACTAGTGTATGAACTAAAGCACCTGTACTAACATTAAAAATATAAGCTGATCCAGAATTCCAAAAATTAGAACCTGTCGTTCCAACGTCTTCACTTTTAGCACCTATAATACAATAGCTACCGTCTATAGCTACACTAACTCCAAACTCATCATAATGTGTAGTATTTGTTTGTGCGTTTGGATTATCTAATGTATGAAGTAAAGTACCAGATAAGTCGTATATATATGCTCTACCAGAATTATTATTACCACCGTCATCATATCCAGAACAACCTATTACCATTCTATCATTAGTAGAATCTAAACTAAGGCTATTAGTAAAATTAGCAGAACTATCTTTATCAGGATTTAAAATATGTAAAATTTTTGTACCAGTAGTTACATTATAAAGATATGCAACACCGTCGCCGCTGATTGTGTCCCCATCTATTCTATCTTCTTTGGATCCTATTAAAGCATAGTTGCCATCAATAGATACACTCTGTCCAAAGTAATCATATCCTACTTGGCTTGTATTAATATCTGGATTATCAATAGTATAGTTTAAAGCTGAAGTAACACCAGTATTAACTGTAGCGTCGGTAGTAGAAATATTATGTCCATTAAATGATAACTGGTCAATAACAATACTTCCTGTACCACTAGCTCTAACAGTTAAATTATTATTAAGTGTTGTAGTTGATATAAAATCATTATCTATTTCAATGTCGCCAATTCTAGCTTTTCCTACAGTTACATTATTCCATTTTAAATTAGCACTTCCTAAATTTTGTACATCAGTAGTTTGAGGTTTTAAATCTTGTGTAAATGAGACATAATCAAAGTCAAGTGTATCTGTTACAGCGTCACCAAAGTTCATTGTTCCGCCAACAGTTATATCACCTGGAATAGTTATATTTCCAGTTGCACTAACATCACCAGTAACCTTTGTACTAACAAAGTTAACAGTACCTGTTCCGTTAGGATCGAAAACAATATTTGAATTAGCTAAACTTCCTATATAGTTGTCATTAAAAGTTAGTTTCTCAGTATGCATTTCATCTGCATGAACTGTTCCTAAAGAATCTAAAATAATATTGCCAGTAATAGAAGTAACACCCGATGTATCAACTTTTAGATTTCCACCAGTTAATGTATCACTTCTAAATTCACTAGCACTAGTTTGGCCAAATATATCTAATTCAGTTCCTGGGGAAGATTTTTTAACACCAATTTTACCTGTTAAATGACCTATATATAATAAGTCAGTATCAAAGGCTAGATTAGCTTGTGTTCTTTTTAGATTTGCCGCTAATAGCGGACCTGAGATTCTTGCAACTTGTGCCATATAACTTCCCTCTACTTACAGTATTTATCGGAAGTTACTTGTCGAAGTTATGTAGGACTGTTACGGGTTTTCCTGTTGGAACAGCAGTTCCAAACACTACATACCAACCAGCTGGTTTTCCTGCTGGATTTTGTTCTAGTACATAGTTTGTAGTTGCTAGTTGAAATACGTTCTCGATAAGAACGATAAGATTTTGTGCCGCGGCAGGACTTGGATTATAAGTGTCGTTATTAGTTAACGGACCGAATTTTGTTTCAACATCGTCGCCGTTGCCTAGTGATTGTTGGACAATAGTTGCTGGTTCAAAGCGTCTAAAAGGTGCCCATGATCCAGCCTGACGAGCTTCAAACACATCTGAATCTGTATTATATCTTATATGGCCATCTACTGGAGTTGTTAATCTTTGTGCGTCTGTACCTTTAGGAACCATCATCATGTCTGTACTATCCATAACAACTTGTCCGTTTATATCTCTACGAATATCTTTATTACCAAAAATACCGTGAGTTTGTGTAGATTGTCGTCTTAGATAACGCATTATACTTCCAAATAGCTAACAGTTGCACTTAAATTCAAAGGTGCTTGTGAAACCATCACAACTTTATCACCAGTTTCTAAAATAATCTTTTCAGCATCAAATGTAAATGTTTCGCCACCTGGAACTGGAAGTTCTTTACAAACCATATTAGTATTGCCTTTAGCTTCTGTATTTTTTACAAAATGTAAATCAAAAGAAGTATCATTTGTACCACTACTATTATACCCTGCTGTATTACATACCATTATAGTTGTAATAGCATAGGATTTATCAGCAGGTACTGTTACTAATATTGTGTCTGTTGCCGCCAATTGTGCTTGTGCTATTGCCATTTTTTCCTATCCTTAAAAGATCATACTTAATAGTAATGATCTATTTTTACTTAAAATTTCGTCCCGAACGTTACTACTATTTACATAAAATAGTCCAGTTTTTCCTATTCCTGGTGCTTTAGAATATAGCTTTAATCCTTCAGTAGGTGCACCTGGATCAACTAAAGCATCATCTGGATGTGGTGTTGGTTTAATATGTAAATTATCATCAATAATAACTGAACCAGTTCCTGGTGCTGATAATGTTAAGTCGCCAGTACTAACAGTTGTTTGAATTGTACTATCGTAAATTCTTAAATCATGAAATTCTGATCTATTGTTATAATATGTGTGACTATTATTTCCATCAACCGTTACTTTTACAGTACTTGGATTACCTGGATTAGTTTCAGTATCTTCGACAACAACATCAGTTAGTGTTGATACACCATCTCTAATTTTTTTAATGTTTATTGTTGCCAACCCTGATGTTATTTTATCATCAACATATTTTTTATTTGTAAGAGCATCATCACCATGCGAATCAACTTGTGTTTCATAATTATTAGTACCACTAACACTTACAACACCTGTACCAGCGTTAATTAAAAATAAATCTCCGCCACCTGTACTAATACTTCTTACTTCTAATCCAATGTTACCACCGGATTCATCTTTAAGAACAAAAGCACCTGTCTTTGTTGTGTTACTTACTGGGTCATTCCAAACAATGTTTTCATTAAATAGGAATTGTACATCAGCTAAACTACCACGTTCAATTCTAATACCTGATTCATTTAATGTTACACCTGTTCCTGCCTCGCCTGAATTAAGAACAAGAATATTATCATTAATAGTTACTTCAGTTGAATTAACTGTAGTAGTTGTTCCGCTAACAACTAGGTTTCCTGTTACTTGTACTTCACCAACAGCAAGACCTGTATCAAGTTTAATAACGCCTGCATCGGCTACTTTAATTGAATAATTTCCACTTGTATTAACGTGCTTTGACATTATTATTGCCCATCAACAGTTACAGTATTAGTGATTCCGTCGTCTTCGCCACCTGCATCACTTCCACCTATAACCATTTTTCCTTTTGTTGTACCTTCATATTGACAATTGTTATTCCAAATTTTTGTAATTTGAACAACTGTTGAATCATCTGTAACACCATCTATTGACATTTCGCCTGCCGCTAGTGTTCCAGCGGCTTTATTTACTAATTGTAAAATTTCTGTATTTGTTCCATCGGAGCATTTAAATTTATTTACTGATCTTTGAGACAGAATCCAACATTTTGTCGATGCTTCTGATTGTCCTGTAAAAAAATGGCGTGTAACTTGAATTTTTCCGTTACCTTCTCCAAAAAATCTACTGTTTACAGGTCTTCCCATTTTAATATACTCCTTATTGTTAGTATTTATCACATAAAGAGAAAGCCCGAACCGTAAGTCCGGGCTTTCATTACTAGTTAATTCAATCCTAAAAACTAGTGGTTATGCGTCATCAGTAAAGTCGTCGTCATCACTATTAGCAACGTCATCATCACCTGCTTCTTCAATTCTAACTACGCCTGAAGATGCGGCTGATCCCATTTGCCATGATTGTGCAAGTCCGTCTAATGCATTAGATCCAGTTGCACTTGGTTTTGCAAGTGTAACTTTACGTGCAGTAATTTTAGCTACTCCGTAAGTTTCTGAATCGCTACCTAAAGCTGTAATTGACATTTCGCCAGCACTTAAAGCCGCTGGTAATACGCCAGTTTTTAATGTACAAGTGAACTCAGTGTCCGCGGCACCTGTTTCAGCAACTACGAATTTTTTAGATCCTTTTTGTCTGATAATAGTACCTTCTTTTACTGCTGTTCCGTTATGAAAATTTACTTTGATTTCGTTAGCACTTGCAGTTGCGCCTGTTGCCGCATCTGTAAAGTACCTTTTATTAAGTGGTCGTCCCATTTGTTTCTCCTTTTAAACGTTCTAAGTTTACGGGGTTTTGTCCCCATAAGTCCCTTTATGTAAAGGGCTCGATGCTCATGTATGTATTTATCAAGAGAAAGCCCAGACCAGCGTTTGTGTGCTGATCTGGGCCGATCTTCGGTTATTGACATTTTAGTTGGAATTGGGAGGACTTGGTTACACCTCCAAACATGGTCCACAGATACCGTTCTATTGTACCACGTAACCTGTACCCGACTGGTAAGTCGATTTGGACAAGCGCCTTTCAGCTACCCACCCTGGGTACCACCCCTGTACAGTCAAGTTCGCCCCTCTGGTAAGAAGCTCTTCCTTGCACAATTCCTACTTAAACAGAGCTACCGTTTAAGTATTATATGTATAATAACATCTTTAAGTTAAAAGTCAACGATTTTTTTAATTTTTTTGTGGATTAAGTTATCCAAAATAGAAAAAGAAAGGGCGACATAAAGCCGCCCTTTCATAATCACTTGTATCAATCTCTATTATGAGAATGTTACGTTTGCGATGGTTACTGTACCCAAGTAGTCAGCCGCATTACCTAGAGACGATGCTGTGTTGTTTAACTCAACATATCCGTATCTAGTCATGAAACTTACAACTGGTTCAAACTTATCAGGATCCAGCACGACACCACTTGACATCAATGGGATGTATGGGCAGTAGAACGCGGCCGCATCTGCTTCGCTTGTTCCTTTGTAACCAACTAGTACTGCTGTAGTATCAGCCGCATATGAGTCAACATATACTTTCATTGCACTATTAAGTGTTCCTACAAATTTAGTATTTGTTGGAGCTTCAAAAGTGCCTTCAGTTGTTCTTGCGAACGCTGAAGTTGTAGCTGATTGTAGTACAGTTAAAGCGTGTGGTGAAACCACAGCCCAGTTACCAGCACCACGACGTGTACGCTGAGCGATAGTGTTTGCAACACGGTTGATCATCACAGCCAAAGCCGCGTGTTCGTCACCGACGAAAGTTGCAGTACCACTAACAGCATTCTGGTCGTATGCTTGTTGGTTTGTTGTACCTGCTAAAGCACGTAATGATGCAAGAACTTCTTGATCAATTTCAGCAGTAATTTCTTGGGCTAATGCCGCCATAATTTCTGCTTCGATATCAATACCTTGCTGTGCTTGAGCATCTTGAGCCGATTCAAAAGTCCAGCGAGCTGATAGCTTTCTAGTCTTTGCTTCGACAGTTTGTTTCAAGATTTGGATGCTTAAACGTTTGCCTGCCGCACCTTCTAGGCCAGCTGTTGCCGCCCCTTTAGGTGTTGCGTCTGTGGCATTACCTGAATAAGCCGCCGCAATCTTAAATGGTGAAAGTGCTTCTTCACCTACTTCGTTACCATCACTTGCGTCTGCGTAACGAACTCTTAATGTGTGGATTTGACCCACTGGACCTGTCATAGGCTGAACCCCAACTAATTCGTTGGCGATTACAGTTGGCATAACACGTCTGATTACCGGAAGGATAACTCTGTTTAGAGTTGCAACATTACCTGCTGATGTTGATCCAGCGGTAGCAGTCTCATTCAACCACTTGCGTGTGTTTTCAAGAGTACTTGCCATCACTGCTTTCTTATTGCCACTTAGGCCTTCACAAAGAGCGGTTTTGGTATCCTGCCAGCGATTTTCTAGTAGTTCTGACATTGTTTTCTCCTTAATTCAATCCTGCAAGTCTGCGAATGTCAACAATGTTACTTGTTGATTCGGAACTTACACTACTAACGTTAGATTCTTCTTTATTGCCTGTTATTGCTTTTGCCTCTGATTCTGTTAATGTCGCCTTCTTCTTCTCTGGAGTCTTCCCGTCGATTACCGCCGGCATATACTTGTCAAATTGTTTTTGCAACTTGTCAGTTTGTACACTTTCCAGTAAGTCTTTCATAATTTCACGCTGATCTTTGCTCAAAGGAGCAGTTAGTTCAGACATGATGTTTTGTCTCTTAGCCGCATCAGAAATTTTAGAAATTTCTGCATCTTTCTCTGCGATAACTTTTGATTTTTCTTCAGCCTCTGCTTTAACTTCTTGAATTTGTCCATCTTTCATGTCAACAACTTTTAAAAGTTTAGCAGTTTCTGATTTCTCATTCAGATAACTGTTTGAGTATTCATTAGCGAACGTTTCGAAAATTTTGCGACCAAAATCATTTTTACGTGCAGAATCAATATCTTCTTTAAGTTGTCCAATTTCTTTTGTAAGTCCTTTTCCAACTACGTCTGATACTAATTTAGCACTCTTCTCAACAAATGTTGATTTAACTTTGTTAAGATGTTCTTTAGCTTCACGAATTAATCTTACTTTCGTTTCAGCCAAGTCATTCTTATCTTCGTGGAACTCTGCAATTTCTTTGCTCAAAGCTTCTACAACAAATTCCTCAAGTTTGCCAAACTTATCTGACATAACTTTTTGGTCTTCGTGTAATTCAGAAACTTCTTTTTTCAAAGACTGCATCACAAACTCTTTTAGCAAATTTGCGTTTTCACGCATAGCAATAACATATTTTGCTCTTGCTTCTGCTAACTGTTTACGATCGTCAGTGAATTCGGAAATTTCTTCCGCTAATTTTTCGCTCACCATATTATCGATTGCTTCAACCATTTGTGCTTTATCGTGTTCATATTTTGATGCGAACTCTTCGCGAAGTTCTGCGGTAACTTCCAATCGCGTTTCCGCAATTTTCTTGTCCCATGCTTCTTGAATTTCGGCTCTGATCTCTTCAGAAATTACATTGTTTTCAAAGAGTGATTTCAGTGCGTCCAACATTATATTCTCCTTATTACTGGAGCCCCTTGATTATATTAACCAAGGAATTCTTTAAATAGTTCTGAGCCTTTGTGTCGCCTTCTAGCTCACGTGCCAAGTTCATAGCCTTATACCCCCCACGAGTATTAAGTAATTGCTCGTATATTGGGGTTGGGTATGCCCCTGGAGCACTGGGTTGAGCAACTATGTCAACAGTTATGATTTCATAGTCGCTTACTTGTCCGGTTCCGTCTTCTGTGACGTTCCCGCTACCACGTGATGAGACGCCTAGTTTAACTCCGCTTTCCAGCATTGTTTGTACTATTTGTCCCATCGGCGTAGGTAATACTTTAAGTTTCCCGTAACCGTTTGGTCCATCCATCCACATCTCTGTGATCATATGGCTTACACGGTCTAAGTTAATGTTTAGGCCTTCTGGGTGATCAACTTCGCCAAGAACAGAATACCCACCGGATATCTGGTCATTGAGTGTATTGACAGCTCTACCTATCTCGGTAACAGGGTAAACACGCTGATTGGCATTTTTAACCCCACCTTGGATGCAAATCCCCTTTAAATAGAGGTCTTTTCCACCCTTGTCGTTTTCGGTAGTCTCAAGGACCATTTTAGCCTGGTCGTATGTCAAGTTCTCTCGTAAATTGAGCAACACCTTGTCTCCCAACACTATTACGAACCTATCACTGAATCAGTGTTAGCTCCGCCTTCTTCGCCTTTTCCCTTTTTCTCGGTACCGTGGCCTTTAGAATCATTTTTTAATGACTTTGCCGCTTTTCCACCTGGAACATTTACGTTACCAGCTGAATCTTCTTTAGCATTGTTGCCAGTTAGTCCAGTATTTGAACCACCGCCTTCTCCGCCTTTGGCAATGTTAGCGGCTGTGCCGCCCATGTCATTTTTACTTGCTACTGGTGATTTTGTGTTATCGCCGTTGTCACCTTTTTTAGGTTCATTAGCCATTTTATTCACATACTCACGCATTAGCTCTGCTTGAGATTTTTCTGCTTCTGCTTTCGCTTCTGCTTCTTTGCTCTCAAATGCAGGTTTTTCTGATTCTAGATCGGAATCAGCTTCATCATCAGCATCATCCTCTGCATCATCACCACCTTCTTCGTCACCCATGTCTGGCATTTCTGCGTCGTCACCGGCATCGTCACCGTCTTTGTCGTCCATCATAGCGTCAAATTCAGCTTTAAGGTCATCAAGTGCATCTTCTAAGTCAACAACTCGGTCTTCAAGATCTTCTTCATCTCCATTACCTTCGTCGTCGCCTTCCTCGTCGTCGCCGCCTTCAATGTCGCCGATCATAGCATCTGCTGGATCGCCGCCCATTTCGTCGCCGCCTTCTGTAGGAACATCTTCTACTGGCGTAATGTCAACAAGTTCTTCTTTAACTTCTTTTTCATTTTCGTCAGTTTTTTCATCCGCTTTTTCGTCAACTTTTTCGTCTTCGTCAGCTTTTTCGTCAGCTTTTTCGTCAACTTTTTCGTCTTCTTTAGCTTCAGTATCTTCTTTTTCGTCTACTTCAGAGTCTTTATCCGCCGCTTCGTCAACTTCAACTTCGGGCATATCGTCATCTAAAAGTTTTTCGTAAATTGATCTGGATTTTTCAACAACTATTTCATGAAACAGTTCTTCCGCACCAGCACGGTCTTCTGCAATGAGCTTTTCTAACATTTGCTCAAATTTATTTTTGTTTGCCATTTTAAAACCTCCTGTTTGTTTAGATATGGTAAGGCTGTCGTATAATATTTATGGTTTTTCAAGAAAAGTACGTGGTTATCGGCCTAAAACGGGCCGTTTTACATTAAGATTATAGAATCCTAAACAGATCCTTAAATTCTTGGACTGTCATGTGGTGCAGGTTGCCCCACACTTTTAAATTATCTGGCAAGAAAGAATCTCTTTCTAGTGCTACACGTATATATCTCTTTGTAGGATTTTTTTGAATCACAATACCTGTTTGTCTAGCCCAGTTTCCGTGATATGTAGCTGTAGCATCAGATGTTTTATAATTTTCTGTATTTGCGTATATATTATTAACTTTGTTATTAAGTCCTTCGTAATCAAATCCTAAAATATAGATATCTTGATTGTTATGACTTTCTTCACTAGCTAAATTTAATGTTGTAGGCCCAGTACTCCATCCTAAACTAGGATCAAAATAGTTAAATTTATTAAAATCTTTATATGCTTTATTAGGGTTAGTCCATACTTCGTGATGAAGTTGCCAACCAGAACGATTAATTTCCATAACCATTTTACTATCAACAGCTACTAGATAGTCAGGTTCAAACTCTCTATATAAGGCATTACAGCCGTATATTTTACTATCAGGTGGTTTATTTCTTTTTAATTGATGTAGGTCTATGGATCGTCTACTAGTTCCGTTACCTATAACGAAAGCCGTAGTTGCTCGGGACATGGTTTAGACTGCCGCTTCTGCATTAGCCGCCAATCCGTACATTTGACGTACGAAGTGTAGCTCTTTTTCTTGCTCCTCTTTATGAAGTTCTGCCGCTTTGCGTGTCTTATTAATTTGACGTAATGTTAGTCGAGTTTTACGAAGATCATCTTTTTGGACAATAGATTCGTCGTCAACCGGATCGTATTCTTTGTTGTCGATCGGTTCAAGTGTCTCTTTATCGAAGTAAAATATTTCTCTCAACGTTGTCATATTACTATTTATGCACCCGGTGGTGGAGTACCGCCTGCCGCGCCTCCTCCAGGTGCTCCTCCTGTTGCTGTATCTGGTGGTGGAGCACTACCGCCATCTACTGGTGCTGGTTCTTCGCCTTCTGGTGCTTCAGCTTCCATACCGCCCATATCAGCACCTATACCTGCACCACTAATACCTGCACCTCTCATTTCGCCTGCGGCGTCAGTAGGTGGTGGTGTCAAGTTTTCATCGTTTTCTTCTTTCCAGTAGCGTTCGTTTTCAGCAAGTTCCTCATCAGTTAAGCCTAAGAAACGTTTCATTGCAAACCTATTTGAAATGTAAGGAATAGCACTCATTTGTGTATAAGTTGGTACTCTTGCATTATCAATTTCGCTTTGTCTATATGCGGCAAAGTTTTGTGGTGGTTGCATTCTAATATCAAACATAGCTGTATCAACATTAACACCTTTTTCTAAAAGATAACGTTTAAATTCTTGATTAAATTCTTCTGTTATTAACCCTTGTAAGCGTTCGCAATAATTATTAAAACGTAATTCTTGAATATATGCTGTACCAACTCTACCGTCTTGATAATTACTTTGTCCATCATCTGGACCTGTTGGTAAGTAAGAACTTGGAATACGTAAACCACGTACAAGTTTATTAGTAAAATATTTTAAGTCGTCTATCTCACCTAAGTTAGTGCCACCCGGAAGCGTTTCAACTTTAGAACCTCTTCCTTCTGCTGTTTGTGGGAAGAAATAATCTTCATTAATAGATAATGGATTATACGCACTATCAATAACGTTCTGACCTCCTCCCGTCTGACTTGGTATTCTTCTTTGGTGGATGTCAGTTTTAACACGTTCAACAAATTGCATAGCCAAGTGGCTTGGCATATTACCTACGTCTACATAGAATACTCTACGCTCAGGCGCTCTTTGTACTCTATAAATTATAATTGCATCTTCTAATAATTCTTTTTGTTTGTAAACTTTAAAAATACTTTCTAATAATGAGTTACCAAATGGATAGTTGTTATCTAATCCTTCTGATAAGCTAAGGTGTACAACATTTTCAGCATCAATGGCAGTTTCTTTTATCTCTTTCATAAATCTACTACCGCTACCTGCTGTGGCATTAGATGCTCCAACGTATCCACGTACTCCACCTTGTAAGTATCCAGCGCCGCCGCCAGTAACATTACCTGTTGTTTGGTGTGGAGTTGTAGCAACCATTTCTCTAAAGTTTAAGTTTACATCTCTAATAATATATTGTTCGGGTTTTTTACCTTCTGATTCGTTTACAATTATACGTGAAACTTTTGCTGGATCAACATGAAACCATCTTTTAGTTTCAGGATCTCTAATAAAAAATGCATCACCGTATTTAAAAATGTTACGTACAATTCTAAACATACGTGTTTCAAAATTTTCTAGTTTAGACCATTGTAGTAAGTATTGTTGAAGAACTGTAATTTCTGAATTTGTAGCTTTTTGTTTAAAATCCATTATAAATGGAGTTTTGTTTTGCTTATTTTTTTGTGTACAAAATTCTGCAAGGATATCTAAAGCCGCATTTACTTCTGAATCCATATCCATAGTATTATATTGTCCATATCGTTCAACACGATTTGGAGAACCAACATATACATCAGGTAAGTATGAACTATAATTTGCTTGAGCAGGTCCAAGACCTGAGTTTGTAGATCCACCTAACGGGCTATAATTCCCTGTATCTGAGGCGTTTGTTGTTACTGGTGTAAAATATCTTTTCCAACTCATTTCTTATCCTATAGCTCCACCCTCGTTAACGGCTCCAACTATTTTATTTCCAATTTTATTGCTTTCTTGTTGCTCGTAAACTAATTGTTTTATTACAGTATTTAACTCATTAAGAGCTTCTACAGTCTCTTTTCCGGAATTGTTTACTGCCATATTGAAACTAGATTGCATATCTCCGCTCATTTTATTATACTGTTTGGTATAATCTTCCATTACCTTTACCAATTGTCTAACAGCTTTTACTTGCTTGTCAAGATCTGAAGCGGCATTAATACTATTAACAAATTCAGCTATGCCGCCTAAGCCTTCACCTAAGTTTGCTAGTTTGGTACCATCAATGCCTTCAAAGTTTTTAATGCCTTCAGCCATTTGTTCGAAGTTATTATCACCTCCGAATAAGCTACCGACCCATTTAGAAAAACCTTCCCAAGCACCGTCGCCAGTAAATTTACTTGTACCTTCATATAGTGCCGCTATCCCTGGACCAACTT